AGCAGAGGTAGAAACGAGTGTAAGTCACAACTAACCCCACTTTAATACATTAAAGCATGAAAGTATTCTTGTTCATATTTAATTCATAATTTGTTAATAAATCGTTTACAATTTGTTCACAGTTTGTTAACACATTTCGTGCCGGGGTATGCTATAATATAGACAGAAAAAAGGAAAGGAAGTAAAAACAAATGAAAAGAACAATTTATGAAGTATGGGCAAAGACCTACAGCGAAGAACTCCAAGACACGATAATGGTTATCAAAGCGAAATTTTACAAGATAACAGATGCTCAGTTGTTCGTGAAAGCCTATGAAGATGCCTACACGATGAAAGCTGTAATAATCGAAACGGAAACTTTCTAAACAGTCGAAACGCTCTATCGAGCGTCTGCAACGGTTGGCGGCGTTGCACTGATGATGACACGCCGGAAAGGAAAAATGCAAAATGAAAACGAAAACAACGAAAAGAGCAATTATGCACGCATACGAAAATGTTATCAAAGTCGACTACTGCGACTTACAATACGCGTTAAAATGGCGCGAACCGAATTTCTACACTGCAGGGGTATACGGTTGGAACTCTGATGTGTATGTAATTGACTATGGTACCGTAATTGTAACCGGGCATAGGCCGTTTGGAAACATCGAACTTTCGAGAGAAGTTATCAATACGTTAAATAAATGCGCGGTAAGCATAACACATTATCTTGACTATGACATGGCGAAAATCTATTTAAATAACAACCTTGACGAGTTAGCCAGTGGCATAGAATATGATTTTGATAGTTACAATTTCGGGAGCGCAAACGAAAACTTTGAAATCAAAAGAAAGTGAAAACATTCAAATATTGTTAACAAACCATTCATACACAGTTCACAAACATTAAGTACAATATAGTCAGAAAAAAGGAAAGGAAGCAAAACAAATGAAAAAGCAAAATGTTAAAATCGAATTCGACGGCAAGCTTTATGACCGCGATTTAATCGTTAGCTATATGCGGGACGATTTACGCGAGAAGTTGCACAGCGAGTGGACGGAAGAAAAAGGCGGCGAGCAGGAATTTTTTGAAGCCTACTGCGAACTGCTTTACAACGAAACAGGGGAAGAATTTGAAATCTAAAGCCGAAACGGGCATAAATGCCCGTCCACGTGAGACGGCCTACACGTGCTGACAAGGCAGGCCATAAAAGGAGGTGAAACCATGAAACCAAACTTTACAGAAATATTCAAAGCAAACCTTGTAAAACCCGCATGGGCAGACAACGCCAAGGAAACCGAAATACCATTTGCAGCACATGCAATAGATAGTTGCATAGGCACAAATTGGAGAAAGGACGAAAACGAAGATGAACAGTTATTTGGTAACAGTGACCGTAACAGACCCGGACACAGGCAAATATAAAGTTGAGATACCTGTATACGCAAAGACAGCGGCACATGCAAAACGCATAGCGCATAAAGCTGCAAGGCAGATGGGCGCTTGCTATATCACAGATTTAACAGCAGAAAGGCGGTTCAACGATGAACATTAAAAGAGAAGCGCGAACGCAGGATGAAATTGCACAAATTATAAGGGTGTTGGACATTAAAGATGAATTATGCCAACGTCATACACGTTGTGACGAATGCTCTTTAGGCAAATTAGACGTACTTGAAACGCGGACATGCTATGAAATTGACAAATTAGCGAAACGCTTAGATTTAGCTTATAGGGTGGTGCAAACATTATGATTGTCGTGTTATGCTTGAGTATAGTTGCAGGAACACTGCTTGTAGGGCTTGCCCAGTTGCTCGAATGGCTTGACCGCACGTACAACGATTACAAGTTGTTAAAGACAGTAGAAAGGTGGTGGAAGTTATGACGTATATGGACTTGCAAGCATTGCGGCATTATGTATACCAAACACAAAATATAATATATGAAACTCGTAGCTGTATACAAATGCGAATATAGCCTATTTTGTGACAGAGAGTGCAAAGCCTATGCGTTATGTAATGACATTTTTAACGCATGGTGTTACTTGTACGATACGATAAAGGAGCGTGAAACACTTGAATTACATCGAGATACGCAATAAAGTAAATGAAACCACCCCGCGCGGCGCATACCGAAGCGCCGTGAAGCTATACGCAATAGATATTTTGAACAGGTTAGGCGACGCAGAAGCGCCGGACACATTGTCCGAACTCCACACCGAATTGCTCGATGGTTGCCTAAACTGGATTGAATACAGCTATTGCGGCAAGGCGCTTGCAGACAGCTACAGCATAGCAGCACGCACATGCAGTCCTACAACGTTAAAGCGTTTGCATGCCGGTGCAAAGCAACCCGTTGGTTTTGGAACGTGGATAGATTATCAAGCAAGCGCGTTAAAACAAGCCGAAAAGCTGATTATACAAAAATATTGCGAGGTTAAAAATGAAAGTAGAATATAACAAATATCAAATAACTTTTAAATGTGGTAATTATGACGAGTATATTAAATTTTTGAGTACATTAAACCACTTAGTTACTTGTTGCTGTAATAAATACGACGGAGATTGCAAAAGATGCTTTCTTTCAAAAATTCTTGATGATAGCGATGAAGACTTATGTGACATAATAATCAATGGTTATTTCGCACAATGTTAACTCTCGTTATAGTAACAACAAAGGCTCGAATACCACTACGGTACTCGAGCCTTTGTTATCATAAATTATTTACAACGACCACTCACCGGAGGGGGCGAACCAGCTTGGCGGGAAAGCCTGTTTTGTAGCAATAGCGGAAAACAGCATGGAATTGTCAGAAACAAATCCAACAGAACCGTTATTTTTGAAGAACAACTGCGCGGGAACATCACCCACAGCGACTCCCGAAACGGCAAACAACCACAACAAACCTGTGATAAGTTTATCATTAGTCGGTGCACCGTTGTTAGCATCACCGGACGCGGAAACATAAGACGTGCGCGGCATAAGCTCAAATTTAATGCAGTTATCATTAGACGTAGCACCGAGCATTTCCGAGATGTCGCGGGCTGCTTCGGGGGCAAGATTAAACTTTTCGCGCCAGTTGCCCGAGACGCTAACAGACGTATCTTGCCCGAACACACGGCAAACGCCGTAGCAAATAATCGTTTTATCACCGGCAGACGGGAAAGAAAGCATATCCAAAATAGCCTTTTTGTAATATTTAGTGCCCGTCATGGTGAAGGACTTATAGTTGAAGTTAGGGTATGTTTTAATCATATTCTCGAGCGCGGTTACGCGTGTCGTTAAAGAATGAATATTGGAATTGATGTTCGTAATTTGTCCGTCAACGTCGGCTTTCCACTGGTTGTACTGGTTGGTAAAATCAGTTTTCCACGTATTGAAGTCGTTGTTGGTGTTCGTGGTGTACGTGTTGAACATTTGGTCAATGCGCGTGTTAGCATTGGTTACAAAATCTTCAAACTTTTTGTTTAAATTATTTGTAGTATTTGTAGCGTAGTTGTTAAACCACTGCTGTAAAGTAGTGTTCGTATCGTTTTTATACTGTTCAAACTTATTCCAAAGTTCTTTCGTCAAGTCGTCGAAGTGCTGTTCCATGTGCGCTTCAAACCTTGCGATTTCAGCGTTCACCCAGTCCTGCAAGTCTTTATAGGCTTTGTGCAAAGCGTCAATGTTATCCTGCATCTTTTCGAGTTCCTCAAGCATCTTGTTAAGGAACGCCGCAAGCTTACACAGCACTTCATAATAACTCAAACTCTGGTCATAAACAGCGGGGAGAACTTTCTGACACCAAAAGCGCAGATACGGAATGCCGTCATACTTTTTTAAAACCGGGTCAAAGTCAGCGGGTGTGAATTTGTTATCGTTCGGCATACTTTACCACCTTTCTTTATTCCCACAAACCGAAAAACAAGTCTTCGAGTTCGTGCAATACCATGTTGTCAACACTTTCATAATTCTTGTACATCTTAGTCATTTCGGAGAAATACGCGTCTCCACTGCTACGCCCTGTATAAGTATACTCCGTGTTGCGTTTACCGTCCTGTGTGCTTTGTGCTGTGCCGTCGGTTGAAGCTTCGCTCGTTGTCTTTGTTGCGTTTGTCAAATACTTATCTGTGTCTAACCCCTCAATACCACCTTGCGGAGTTTCGTTAAACTTGTTCCAACCTGTGCTTTGACTTTCGCCATGTGATGTGCCGTTGTCAGCAGTGTGTGTCGTGTCTTCGCCTACTGTAGTATGTTTGATATTATCAAACGGGTTCGCAAGTTCCTCTTGCTTGTACAGCATGTTATATTTCGGCATAATCGCGACAAGCCGCTCCCGAAGATGCAGTTTCCAAAGCGCATACGTTTCATACGCTATTTCACGCGTATAATAGTGGAGTAGGATAAGTTTGCACAGGTGTTCACGATAACTTTCTTTCCAGATAGGAAAATCAAAATCGAAAATGTGTTCATAACCTGCTTGCAAAGCTTTCTCAACGTCACCATACCCGCTGTGCTCGTACTCACCTTGCCAGTTCAACTCAGGAACAAAACTTTCGCAAATCCAACGAACTTCTGTTGTAAATTTACTCATTTGTTTTCTTCCTTTCTTTTCTGCTCAAAGTATTTGTTCTTTTCTTCAAGCTGGTTTTGACGTATAACATCGTCGGTATCTTCCAAAATCAAACGGTCGTCATAATCTTCCTTGTACTCACACCATACATTCAGATTGAATAAACTATTGATTTTTTCGCAAGCCTTTTGCCGCTCGTTCAAGCGGTTATATCTTGCCGCGATAGTGCCGCCCATGTTACGGGACACTTCATCTGTAATCAACCGCTCTTTCTTTTGCAACGACGTATTTGAAATACCAAGATAAGTTAAAGCTTCATTGAAAATCTGCGTTTTGATTTCATACAATTTGTCTGCAACGTATGGCGCGTCTGTCTTTAGCACTGTAAAGTCATTGATAGATAAATTCTTGTCACCAAATATAAACGGCTGATTTCCGTCATATTTCATATACAAGTTTTTCATCGTCAAGCGTTTGCTTTCATCTGCCAAAATCAAAATTGGGGTTTTCTGTGCGTTGACGTTTATGTCGATGATTTCATCAATCTTTCCGAGCCTGTCCGCGAATGATACCAACTGCATCAGGGACGGTGTGCGGAGATAGTTATTATAAATCATCACGCCTGTTTTCTGTGTCAGTGGGTATCTGTAGTTGTTATACAAGCTACGCGCCGTAAACTGCAACGGCTGTCCGTACACGTCGTAGCCGCTGGTACTGACGTTTACGGGGAGTGTCATGTACATGTCGAGTGCATCGTCCTTGAAGAATACCGCGCGTCCGTTGCCCAGAAGTGCAAGTTCAAGTGTTCGCACGTCGCATGTTTCGGGGAGACCTGTCCAGTCAAACATGGACGCGGAAAGTTCAACGAGCCTTGAAAGGTACAAATCGTTGTTCAGTCGGTTTTCAAAAGCCGTACTCCAAAACATGCGGTCTTGCGTACCGCCGTAATGCTTTGACCTCAAACTACTTGCCATATCATATCACCGTCCTTTCTTATGTCGGGGAGTTATCAAGCGTATAATTACCCACTTCGTCACCGTTTTTCCAGAATGTAACGCCTTTGTCATACACAGCTTTAATTATGTTCGCCGCTTCTTGTGGCAAGAAGCCCTGTATTTCGCAACCGATAGTTTTAACGTAGTTCCAATGGGGTCTTGAATGAGTGTTAGGGACTTTAACAGTACATGTGTTGTACCCAAACATGTCAAAGAACTTGTCTACGATTTCCGCATACTCTGGTTTAACGCACATGTAATAGGTGCTGTAATCAAAACGGGCTAAAGCGTTAGTAACACTTCCCGCGCCAGATAACCCGCCTACGTTTGGTGGGATGTTTGAAACATCTTGAAGTTTAGCTTCAACTTGCCACACGTTTGTCATAAAGTCTACTATACTTGTTCCGGCTGTACCAATAGCGCTGAATATTCCGCCCGTGGCTTGTTGCCGCAACCCTGTTTTTGTAGTCTGACTAACTGTTTTTCCGGCGTTAGACGCGTCAGCTTTAGCGGCTTGTAACATATCGGCGGCGTTATTCACGGTCATTGCACCACCAAGAAAAGCTGATACGGTATTCATTAACCCGTTTGCACCCTGTGTGAAAACAGCATTTTCTATTTGATTGCGGTTCATAGCCATGTATGCCTTATAGGTGTCGCCTATCCATGGAACAGTAGGATAACCTGTCAATACAAGCGCATGGTCGTAATACTTAGCGACACCCCTATAATCCAAAGGATAAAGTACACATTCGGGTGAACTTATGCCGGAAGCCGCAACTTCCATGTGAAAGAAACCATCTTTATCAATTTTAAAATCTTCATAACGGTATTCGTTTACTGTACCTTGATTGTTGCTAATCCACAGTTGATTGTAGGGATAACCAAACAGTTTTTTATTTCGCGGTTTATATCCGTTTGGTAACTGGTCTTTGAACTGTTCCTCACCCTCATAAATACCACTGGTAACACCATAGCAAACAAATTTAAAATCTTCTTTTGGTACTATCTTCGGCATGTCAAAATGCGTTTTATCTGCACCCTGTGCCATGAGTGCGTTAGCAACCGTTACGGACAAGACAGCATCTTGCTGGCCACTACGAACAAAATCTTGCACGAGTACGTTCATATCCTCTGCGCTACCAATATAGCCGTACACAGGACAAAACTGACTGTACAATTTTATGGGGTCATCGCCGCCGGTTGAATAGGGTTTACTTGTAATAACACACGCATATTCACCCAACAAACCGCGTGAAGATAACAGGTTTTGAGACACGCCGCACATCAGTTCACCATACCCAATGTTTTCTGGTCTGGTGTTTTCAAAAATCTTGTCCGTTACGGAATGTTCACGTTCAACCAAGCATTGCATCAAAGTATATTCAAACATCCAAGTTTGCATCATGTCAAGTTCATAGTGTATATCTGTAACATTGTCGTTTACATATTCAACACTGTCTACAAACGCAAAGAACCACTTTTCACCGTATGACGTGTTTTTAAACAATAGATAATTGCAAGCATATACTTGTGTTGCAGGAATTTCCAAGGTTATATAATTACGTCTTTCACGCTGATATGACACATTGTGGAATTGCTTGAAAGCTTTACTGAAAAAGTAATTATTTTGAGCGGCAATACTATCAAAGTATAACGTATACTTATAGTCACTTTCAATAGGAACACCACGACATAACACAACGTCTGAATTAGGGGGTATATATGGCATTTTATTCACCTCTTATATAAGTCTTAACCCTCTGTTTCCAGAGGGTTTTGACTTACATTGAATTAGTTTACTGTTACGGTAATCTCACACGTGCCTATCTTTGTGGTATCGAACTTAGAGGTTGCAGTGATGTTCGCCGTGCCGCTTGCAGTCGGGTCAACCTTAACAACGCCGGACGCAGACACCGTAACTAAAGGATTGTCACTTGTCCATGTAACCGCCTGCGGCGCAAAATTGGTCGTTGCGACTTTCGCGGTCAAAGTAAGCACCTGACCTATGGACACCGTAGCTGTAGCCGGAGATACTTTAACGTGTGTGACAGTCGGGGTGTTCGGGATAAACGCGATAGCATTCGCGAACGGGGACACGCTGAACAGCTTCCATACATGGAGATAGTGGTTCCAGTAAAGACCCTGTACGTTCTCAAGGTCGCGGAACTGCTGGAGTTTATCATAAATCACGAAATAGTCACGATCAACAAGGACGGCAGGAATTTCGTTGAGCGCTTCCAGTTCGTCCGTGCTGTACTCATAGTAGTTCGGGTCGCCCTTAAAGAGCTCCGCAAGGCGCTTTACATTGAGTTTGCCGAAACCATCGACAAGAACGATATGACCGAGAAGTTCGGCTTCGGACATGTTGAACGCGCGGGCAAGGTTCTTTACGCTCTGAGTTGCATCAAACGCAGTATTGATAATAATATACTGGTCATCACGCAGGGTGTGTGTGGTCACACCTGCAAGGTTGTATTCGTCCGACATAAACAGCAGGTCATTGGACGCTTTACGCATTGCAACGGTCGCGTCATCAATGTTGCTTGTGTTGATAGTCTGGACGCTAATCTGACCACGGGACAGGTTACGCGCAAGCATGTACTTCATGACGAGGAATTCGTCATTCTCCATAGCCGTGTAAAGCTGTTCCGTAATCTTCGAGACGAGGTTATACACACCGTCTTCGGACAGGAACGCAAGGCGCAAATCCTGTTCCTCTGTCGTAGTCTTGTAGAACTTCTGGAAGTTCATGACATGGAACGCGGACTGAACGTCGGGAATTTCACGCTTAAAGAGTTCGTTTTCCGCGACTGCCGGGTCGTACTGGAACGGTCGCGCCATAGCTACGAACACTTCTTCAACCGTTTCGCCAAAGTCAAGGAAACCTTTCTTGAACATCGCCCACGGGTTAGAGTAGGACTTCGAGGTGATAATGACTTTTCCGATACGGTTTACGAGCGCGGACAGAAACTCATTCTGCAACGCTGGCATGTCCATGATGATTGCGCCGATTTCTCGAATGCTTTCTGCATCCGGGGTCACAATCGGGACATAGTTGCGGTAGTTGATAGACGCGGAATTGCGGATAGCATTCAACACGTCTGCGGAACTGTTTGTCAGTGTTCTTACTTTCGGCTTAGTTGACATTGAAAATCATCCTTTCTTATTTGAATAAATCGTTGAACGTGATATGCTCTGCACGTTCGGTTGCATCTACCCCATACGGGGACTGCGTTGCGGGTTCGTCGGGTTTACTGCCCTCTGGTTTACCCTCAAAGAAACGGCTTGTATATTTTTCGCGCCATTCTTTATCCTTTTGTGCTGTTGCTTCTTCCGCCGCGGTCAGTCTGGTGCTAAAATCATTAAACGTGTCCGCAACGTCTTCCGCAATTTCTAACATTCTATCGGGTGTAAAATCACCCGATGCAAACATTTCCTTAAACTGTTCAAGATTTTTTACTGCCATTTTAAATCATTCTCTTTCTGTAGCCAAGACACATCATCCATATAGGCATGGATTTTCGTTTAGTTGGTGTTGGCGGTGTTGGTGGTGTATCGGGGTCATATTGTCCAAGGTAGTTATACCAATATCGCGCAGCCTTTTCACGGTCTGCGCGGGTTGCTTCTGGGTCTGTCGGGCGCTCGTATGTGTCCAAAAAGACACTTGCAAGGTATTCCGGGCTTTCCGTAGATGCCTTAAATTCGGCATAACTCATGTTATACGGGCTAACCGGATACCATAAATTAGTAGCATTACTCAAAAAGTAACATTGCGCTGTACCGTCGTCGGGGCTACCCTCTACGTCGCTAAAGTGGGGAGCATACCCGGGGGACGACTTTGCAATATCTGCGTCAATATACTTTTGAGGTGGAGTAAATTGTACCAAACCATAACCAATGTCTTCCTTTCTATAATCCGTTGACGGGAGGGGTTCATCCCAACCCCACCGCCACGGATTGTACCCGCTCTCCCATTCCATGTTTCCAAGGACGGCAGAAACGGAATTTAATGTCCACCCGAGTGACTGCACCAAAGCTTTGTAAATCATAACAGCGTTGTCTTGCGCTTCTGTACTCTCACGGGAGTAACCGTACAAGTTTTTTGCGTGCCATGTCGCAGCCGGTAAAGGTGGTTTAGGTTGTGGCGTGTTTGCGTCCCAAGTAACGTTGTATGTTCCAACACCATTTGGTATTCGGATAATGGGCGACGGGTCTTCGCGGTAGGCGGTTGTTTGACCGCCGTTCCAATATTCCCAGTGGGTGTGCACGCCGGTAACATTACCCGTTTCGCCTTGCGTTCCGATAAATTGACCTTGTGCAATGGTATCACCTTCCGACCAAAGTTGTGACGCAAAGTGTGCGGCAAGCCAGTATTTGCCGGATTCAAATTCGACGAGAATCATATTGCCCCATGACATATTGCCCGTTGTGGTGCTGCCGTCCCACACCTGCGCCCAAACAACTGTTCCAGCTAAAGGAGCGTAGGCTTTGTGGTTGTTGTGCACGGTATCAATGCCGCCATGCTCGCCGCCGCCGTCGTAGTACGGGTAGCCCGCACTTTCGTAAATCGTATTTTGATCTGTGATACATTGTTTATAGGTCGCCATATTTTAAATCAAGCTTTCAATTTCGTTCGCAAGGACTTCAATTTGCTCCAGCTTTGCGCGGATTAAATCTTTGTTACCGCTTTGCTTTTTGTAGCCGTTCAAGCCTTTTGCTTTGATCTGTGACGGGTAGTCATAATACGCGTGATTTGCATCCACTTTACCCGAAACACCATTTACGGTATAACTGTTTGTATACTGCCAGATACCCGCGTTTTCATACTGACAAACATCGTTCCATTGCGCGCACCAAACGGCGTACCGGGACAATTTTGCCATGTCGAGACGGTCTGAAAGGTAATACAAAGACGCGTAAATCCCGACCCAGTAGCCGTTGCTTTCCACGGTACTAAGGATTTTAGCCGCGATGCTGCTATATTTTGCTTTACCAAGACGCTTTGATATTTCGTCTTCTTCGAGATCGATATACACCGGGTAGTCAAACTGTTTACCCTTTAGGGCTTTGATAAAGCTTGCGGCTTCGTCTGCTGCCATGTCGGCGTTCTCGGCGTAGCTGTACCAATATGCACCCACGCCAAGCCCTGCGGCTTTTGCTTTTTTGTAATATTCCTCGAATCTTGCGTCGTACTGTTCGGGGTATCGGTTTGCACTGCCATAACCGGCGCGGAGTAGAACAAAATCAATGCCCGACGCTTTCAGCTTGTTAAAGTCCACAGAACCTTGGTGTTCCGAAAGGTCAATACCATTTGAAAAGATTTTACTCATTCAACACTTCTCCCTCCTATAAGCACGGTTAACTTGTCGCCTAAAATATCGTCGAAGTCTTCATAATCAATTGATTTATACCCGACAACCGTTTCAAATATTTTTCGCTGTTGCACGATTTCACCCGTGATTGTATCGTATGCTGTTAATGTAGCCGCGAGTAAATCGATTATAACCCTTACACTTTTATTAAGTGATAGCGTATAGACCTTAGTTGTTATACCGTCACTCACTGTTATTTTGGGCGAATGCTGTATTGACGGGCTGGATAAATAGGTGAAATTTGTTCCAAAATATAGCATATCTTTATCTATATTTAAGGTTTGCTTTCCTGAACCTTTAGGCAAGTCCTTATATGGGAAAGAAGCGTTGAGCTGGTGTGTTACAATACGTAAGTTGTTCGTTTTGGTTTCCAAATCGTCAACCCTATCGCCAAGCGCCGATACAACCAACGTTGTAACACCAAACAAAGCGTTATCGTAATTATAAGGCGGTGGCAATACTTCAAACTTAAATGCAGCGCGCACGCTGGGAAGTTTTGGCTTGAAAATAACGTCTTTAATTCCCGTTGTTCCCGAGGGTAAGACAAAATAAATCCGCGCGTTGTTATATGGGTTCGCTTCGGCAGATAGTTTTGACGTTGAAAAAGGTTCTACTGTTACACCCTCATTCGTGATAATTTCAAAAACAATAAATTCAAGGGGCAGATCTATTTCAACGACGGGAATAATGTTATATGAGCCGTGGTCAATAGCAGTTTGTCTTCTTACGGCATAACCCAAAGGAATTTTAATAACGTCATTACATGTCAAAACACCGGCGGACGTGACATTGATTGTGTAGGTAGCTTGTACACTGATAAGCTTATCGAATTTCAGAACCGGAGAGTAAGACATTACTCGTCACCCTCTTTCTCTACGCCCATCTTGTCGCAAAGCTTTTGCATGATGAGCGTGTTGTTGTTGAGTGCCTCTGTTAACTTCTGCACTTCGTTCCTGTGCGTTTCCTCAAGCTTGTTGATATACCAAAAGCAAATCAAGCAAACGGCAATAGGGAAGCCAAGTGAAGAAACGACTTGCACAATAGCGGTTACGTCCATAAAGTTTCAATCCTTTCTGTTGTATTTACCACCTTTTATACTTATAGTATAGCACATAAGGGTTGACTTGTCAATATACTTGTGGTATAATTTAATTAGAAAATAATACACGGAGTTGAAATATAGTGCCAAAATCGAATTATTACGACGGAACAAAGCTATTGTCATTAAAGGATATAAACGGCAAAACACCCGAGGTGTTCATGTGCACCTCTAACCGTAGCGCAGGTAAATCAACCTATTTTAATAGACTTGTGGTAAACAGGTTTATTAAACGTGGAGAAAAGTTTGCGTTACTGTATCGCTTCAACTATGAATTAGACGGCTGTGACGAAAAGTTCTTCAAGGATATTAAAGAATTGTTCTTCCCGCAATACGACATGACCGCCGCAAAAAAGATGAAAGGTATATATCAAGAACTATATCTGAACGAAGAACCGTGTGGTTATGCAATTTCCATCAATTCTGCCGACCAATTAAAGCGCAATTCACATTTGTTCAGTGACATTGATAACATTATATTCGATGAATTCCAATCCGAACAGAACCACTACTGTGACAAAGAGGTCGAAAAGTTTATTTCTATTCACAATTCTATTGCCCGTGGACGTAGTAAACAATCTCGATATGTTCCTGTATATATGATTTCTAACCCTGTAACGATACTCAACCCGTATTACGTTGCAATGGATATTTCAACACGGCTTCAAAAAGACACGCATTTCTTGCGTGGTAACGGGTTTGTTTTGGAACAGGGCTACAACGAAACAGCGGCTAAAGCTTTAAAATCAAGCGCTTTTAACCGTGCGTTTGGTTCAAGTGATTATATCGCGTATAGCGCTGAGGGTGTGTATTTACAGGATGATTTGTCCTTTGTCGATACACCAAGCGGACGTGGAAAATATGTCGCAACAATACGTTATGCAGGTATTGACTATGGCGTTAGAGAGTACCCAGAATTAGGTATTGTGTTCTGTGACAAAAGCGTCGATTATCAATATCCACTCAAAATCACGGTGGACACCGCCGACCATAAATTAAATTATGTTATGGTGTCAAGCAACTTTATACTCATTCAAAAGCTTCGCTACTACTTCGAACACGGCTGTATGCGGTTCAAGGACTTGCAAGCGAAAGAAGCGATACTGAAAGCGCTTTCATTCTAACTTGTATTCTGCGTTCGTTCTGCACATCGACCTGCACGGATGACACGGTTGAAAAATGCCGCCGTGACAAGGCTATGAACGGTCAATTCCTTTGTGTAGACGTGCGTTTAAGAATAACAAAATCCCTTAGAGTTTTTCATGCTCTAAGGGATTTTACTTTTAGTGCATTTCAAATGTCGTGTCAGCTAAGATAACACCACCTTTAATGCGCTTTTGAGAAAGTTTACCCGGTATCATAATGCCGGGTACAAAGTCGGATATGCTACGAGGTTCACGGATAAATTCGAGTTCTTCGGGTGTGTAGTTTTCTGGGTTATTCTCTGTGTCGTAATCCTGTTCGACTGAATGTATAAACAGTTGTTTAACGGTTTTGTTTGCCCCCGCGCATGTCACAATATAATGTGGGGTTTCAATCGGTTCGCCGTCTTCATGCGTTACGTGTTCAATGTAAGTTTTCTGACGAGTGAAAAAACCAACGTCCCAGTTGGTTTCATTTTTCCAACAACAATAGTTTCGCGGGTGTAACGTGACACCTTTTATCTTGTCTAACGGTAAGTCGAGATGCAAGCTGTCTGTGTCTGCGTAGATAAAGCCGGGGTTATCAACACCATAATAATTCTGCTGTGCGGCAGTAATTGTAAAGTTTCGTGCGTAACTGGTAATCGCCGCGCCACATGCAATGTAACCCGGTGTCTTTTCGTTTTCCGTGACAGTGAAGAAACCCACCACGCCGTTAGGTTTGAGCGTAGCAACCTTATACGAACTGATTGTGGATGCCGCTTGTTTTCCGTATAGGTTGTTACTGTATAATTTTGCTACGGTTCTAATGCCTTTATTAGGAGCGTTGATTTTCATTTCACGGTATTTGTTCAAGTATTTGTCATAGATGCCTTGTTGCGCTTCAAAGTAACAACCGTCCAAAATTTCGGGGTCAATTACAATGTAATGCTTTTTAAACAGTTCGTAATCTGTCATGGTCATTGTCATGGTCACATACGTGTCATGCTTCTTGCCGCATTGGTCTACCCATTCGGACACGTAGCGCTTTTGGTTTTCGTCCCATACATCGGACGTGGTTAAACTTTCGTTTTGTCTGTAATGCAAGTTTTTCTTTAGCTGTATAAAAGGGAGATACCCAACCTTTAGTCTAAAGCGACAACGTATACGCACAAAATAATATATACCTGTCAAAGGGTTATGTGGCTTTGACCGTTCCTGTCTTTCCGCTTCGACTGCCTTTAAACCCTCTGCGCCACTGAAAAATGCAGGCAAACCAATGGGGTAATAGTTGCCACTGTCACTATGCATCATAGACGGGTAAAGGGAGTTTACATCAAGCGTCAGGCCGTTTTTATGTACCTTGCATTGTTTGCCTTGCACGACATGACACCACCCGCCACGGTATGCCTTGCGTATGTATTCGTCTGCGTTTGTAGCGCCGTAGCATTCGGGGTCAAGCGGAATGTCATAAAGGTTCGGGAACATGTCTTGATAAACAAAACGGTTATAGCCGGACTTAAACTCACTCATGCAACAAGCGCCGATAGTCAGTTTTTTGTGACCGTCTGCAAACATAAATTCTATGGCTTCCTTAACGACAAGCACGTCATTCTTGATATAGTGTTCTTCATCAGGGGTAATGTTATACCCCGCGTGACGTTCACCCTTGTATTCAATCGTGCTCTTACGGTGTTTGGTGTTAAAGCTTGTTCCCATGTCTGCGACGGAGAGGGGGATAAGCTTGTAACTGTCCCGGAACTCTATAAGACTTCTATGGGTTTTAACGGTCATCGTGTACCATTGACCCATATCGGATATGCTGTACTTAAAAGTGTTAGGTTGCATGTCGTTTGTTTCGTAAAACATAGTATGTTCAACTTTGCCGTCGGGTGTGTAGGTTGCTTGTGCGTAGTCATCGCGCTTCAATAAGTAATCGAGAATGTAAGAAAAGTCAAAAGCGCCATTGTGAAAGTACACAATGTTCTTGCCTTTTAACTGCTCCACCCAGTCCCAGTATTTATCTATTGAGTTTACAACGAGTACGTCTTCTGTATGTATTTTAACACATGCCGCCGCCCAGACTTCCGTGTCAGTTTGCCCGTCGTATACGCTTGTCTCAAAATCACATACGTAATAATTCATGCTTGCACGTCTCCAAACGCTTCATTTAGTTTCATCATTTCTTCTACACCTGCTTCGCGGTGTTCGTAAAAGTTGCCTAACCAACGTCCCGCCGCGTTAACGTCATTCGCTTCCTGTGAGGTTAATGTTCCGGCGGCAACGCCGATTTCATTCAGCATGTACGCGAATACGGTGTCACCCTCATTTTTGCCGTAACGGTTTTGCATGTGGTTGCGTTCTTCCTTTAGGTTATCCAATATATATTCCATACCTGCGTGTTTCTTTTTGTCTGTTACCCATCGTGCGTTCGCTTCAACAAAATACGCAAACGCGAGGTCAGCTTCATTTATATTCGCTATGGGTGCATTGTTAAGTGAAAGAACTATATTACTTTCAACGCCTGTTGAACTTGTAACCGTAAATTGCGTAAAGCCTAACTTGTTAAACTGCACTCTTGCCGCTTTAGGTATGTCAGTAAACGAAATAGCTTCACCGTTTTGCGCTTCTGCATATAACACACTATCCGTAATGTCTTTCAATTCTTGCTTTAATTTATCAAGCATTTTCTTTGTTATTCTTTCGGGACGTTCAAAAGCACCAAACAAATCTTTAGCCTGATACTGGGATTTATAACCTTTTCTTAAATAACGATTAAAGCGTTGTCTTGCGTTTCTAAGTAAACGTTTATATTTTGCTTGATTAGGTGTCAGTTTTTTCGGTGATTTTTTAGCCATGTTTTACCCTCTTTTCTATTGACAAAATAATACCGTTGTGGTATAATAAAGTGTAAAGATAAAAAAGAACCGATGACGAATTTTTTTTTTCGTCATCGGTTCAATCGGGAGGTTTACCGCCATGTCAGCGGCAGTTAAGGAAAGGAGAAATCTTATTGTTTATTTGATGTGGTCTACGAGTTCCGCGTTCTCGATAAAGTCCTTGACGGACATTTCGTAACGGTTTTCTTCAATAGCCTCAATGTTGACGAGAGTTACAATGCGTCCCGTCTCTTTGTTGTCGTGGTCACGATGCAACTTCTTAGTCAGCGCGTAAAGAGTCGGAGCGCCTTCGCACATGTCCGTAAAGTGGTAGTCAACACCATTTTCGTTTACGGTATATGTATATGTCGTTGTCTGAATGGTTTTACGAATGTATTTCATGTTAGTCACTCGCCTTTGCTACAGGACGGCAACCGAGGAAGTTGCGACCCTTGTAATTCTGTGACGGCTTCGCGAAGCATTCGATTTCCATACCGTCGGACTCGTCAAACGTCTCGACAATGTCGAGGAAAGACTGAATGAACGACTGAGAGCCGGTATGGTACAGAACACCGTCTGCAATAATGACAAGCTTGTCGTATTCCTTATCCTGGCCGGGCTTCGGGTTGTCGTTCACAGTGTGAACCATTGCCCATGCGTCCGGGTAGGAAAGAACGAGTTTGCCGAATTCTTCGATAGCCTTTTCAAGGTTCTCACCGTTGGAGTAGTTGAGAATGTTGTATCTGTCCATTTTGTTCAGTTCTGCGGAGTTAGTAATGGTGTTAGTAAGCATAGTTTTTGTCCTTTCAAATTGTATTTTGTTATAATAGAGAGTATGGGAACTGACAATGAAATTACGCAGAAAGGAGTTTTTGCCTTTCTTAAATATTCTTTTATAATCGTCTGAAACTTCGTTGCAACTTGTGTTCTTCTTGATTACGTATATATCTTAACACATGTTGAGCGAAATGTCAATAGGTTTTTTCAAAGTTTTTTGAAAATATTTTTGGGGTGTTTATTGCTTTAGTATGTGTTAGTAAATGACTGTTAGTCAGTTTGTGTGCGCGTGACGTGTTGTGGCGTGGTTACGTGTTGCGCCGGGTTCCGTCCACGGGTTTCATCCGTGGTCACGCGTTCGCCGGGTTCCGTCCGCGGGGCGGAGCAGAGCGACGCGGACGGCGGCAGGTAATCACGTGATTATATGAACTGTTTCTGAATTAGTTCACTTTGCCCATATAGACTTTAGTTAGTTGTGACTTACACTCGTTTCTACCTCTGCTT